ATCGCCAATGGCAAACACTCGCCAGTTTTTATAGTTACCTTTAGATAAAGAAAATTCAAAGACTGCACTATTAACACCTGGATATTCTTGGTCTTGGAAATCATCAACTGCAATTACGCCATCATCTCTCATTTTGTTACTGAACAATACCAAATCACTTAATACAGCAGAATGTTCATGGCATCCATCTATGTGTAGAAATCTTAATTTATTTTTAAACACAACATCTTCAGTATTCAATTCGGTAGTATCTTGTAATCTCCAAATCAAATTTGAATTGTTACCAAACTTTGTAATATTACTTTCAGCAGTAACTCTAGCTTCTTCTGTGAAGATATCATACAGATAAAAATTACTATCACCTTTAAACTGTGAAATCATAATGGCACTTTTGCCATATGCAACACCAATTTCACAGATATCACCAATTGGTTTTTGTAATTCATTCAAGATACCATATGTGATTATGATATCTTTAGGGTAAAACCAGCCTTCAACTTCTTTGTCAACTACTTGTTTGAAATGTGAGAGATATTCTTTAAAGTTCATTTTATTATCCTACTAAAATTATTTACTTTCTCAAAACGAATTACATTGGCAAACTTATCTTGTAAAATATCTCCTTTGTGGGAGATAACAAATAAATTTACACCATCAAGCATATGAAGAATCTTCATTAGCTCTTCTGTACCATTTGTATCAAGGCTTGAATCAAACACTTCATCAAGTATCAATAGATTGGTGTTAGATGAATTCTTTAACTTAGCAATAGCACGCCATGTTAACATCAATGCCATATCGATTCGTTGTTTTTCACCTTCACTAAAATTGTTGTAGGTAAAATCATCACGATGCCTTGATTTGATTGTTTCTTTAAATGATTCATCAAGGTTAAAGTTTACAAAGAAATCTAATGATGCAAGGTACTTGTTTACCAATTTGTTAATGATTGGTAAATATTGTTTGATAATCTTTGTTTTAATGCCTGTATCTTTTAACAGACCAGAAGCAACTTCATAGTATGACTTCTCATCAATTAGACTTTTTAAACTACTCTTTAATGTGGTAAGTGTATCTTTAAGAACTTCAAGTTCCTGTTCTTCTTGTTCTGTAGAAGCTTTGTTTGTTTTTAATTCTTCAATTAGTTTTTCTAACTTAGCAATATATTTGTTTGTTTCGGTAATAGAAGTATTCTTGGTTGCAATCTCAATTTGTAATTTTTGAATTGTTTTCTGTATCTCAGTTATTTCATTCAGTTTAGTTTGTTCATTCAATAACTTTACTTCTAATTGTGTTAATCCGTGCTCACATTCCGTGGACTTGGTTTGTAATGTCTGTAACTCCGTTTCTTTAAACTCCAAGGCAATGGCTTGCCTACACGTTGGACAACTATCATTGTGTTCAAAGAAACTGATATCTTTACGAAATTTGGATAGATTGCTTTCAATCTGCGATTCAAGTTTAGTAATCTTCTTGACTTTATCCTCAACCAAAGTCTTTTCTGCCACCAATGTTTGATGTGTGGTGACTTCTGATAAGAGATTAGTAATTTCTCCATGTAAGATTTGTACGGCATCTCCATTACTCTGTATCTCACTAGCATATTCTGTTACCTTGTCTTCATTGTTTTGTTTCAGACCTTTGATATGTTTATCTTGTAAATCATATTTTTGTTGTGTTAGTTCAATTTCATTTTTCTTTTGAACCATCACATCTTTATTATTAATTAACCTATCTTTTAACAAACCATTCATAGTAGAAAAGATTTGAATATCCAATAAGTCTTCAATGATGGCTCTTCGGTCTGATGCCGATAATTGCATGAAAGGAACGAATGATGCAGAACCAAGAATTACAATTTGTGTAAATGATTTGTAATTTAGTTTTAGAATAAACTTCTCAAGGTATTCTTGATAGTCTCTTGCAGCTGCATCTTGATTTAGTAATTCACCATCACAATAGATTTCAAACTTGTTAGGTTTAATACCACGAACAATCTTATATGATTTATTACCAGTGTCAAACTCAACTTCAACAATACAATCTTTACTATTGATTGAATTTAGAAGATTTGGTTTATTAACATTACGAAAGGCTTTGCCGAACAAACCAAAACACAATGCATCAAGCATTGTTGATTTGCCAGAACCATTCTCACCAACTACTAATGTATTGGTTTTACTGTTTAGTTTAATTTCAGTAAAATAATTACCAGTTGAAAGTAAGTTCTTCCAACGCACATAACGAAAGGTTATCATTATTTAAATTTTGGTCCTTCAACCCATACGACAATTGATTTTCTTTTACCCTTAGTTACAGGTGCAACTCTATGAATCATAAAAGATGGAAAAAGAATCATTCTTCCTTTTTTAGTTGGAATAGTTTCGGCATCTTTTTCGTTGCTATTGTTAATTTGAAACTCTCCACCCTCATACTCATCACCAGGTTCATTCACACACATGGTAATAGAAAGTTTTCTAGTTTCAACCATATTATTTGGTTTATATTTTCCTAAAATAGTGTCCATGTGCCAATCATACTTACCATTTTCAGATGATTCATATTCTGTGTATTGAAATGAATTATAACCATTTAAATCAAATCCATAATATTGATTGTTGATAGCATCAATAACAAAGTTCATTCTTTGAAAAATCCATGAAGTGTCTTCATTTTTTGGATCCCAATTATAAAACTTTACATTAGACACACGAACATCTTCATTTGGTTTATTTTCGACTAGTCCTGTTTTTAAATCAACATTACCTATCGTTTCACTTCTTTCAAGGCCTTGCGTATCAAAATAAGCACACATTTTGTCCAACTCTTCATCACTAAATGCGCCATCCCAATAACACCATGGATGAGTGATATGTTGTCTTTCTTCTGGATAATTATGAATGGTTTTATAGTTCATTCTGTGCTTTCTGTATTCAATGCCTCAATGTAGAGTTCTCTCATTAGAGATTTTAATTTTTCACTCTCAACATTCAAAGTCAAATTATCAATATACTTGGACAAAATTGTCATTGTATCTTCAGCTTGGTCAATCAATTCTTGGTCATTCTCAATTACTGTATCAGTAAAATCTTCAACAATAGAAATGTCAGATACACCTGATTTATAAAGAGTATCAATAACATTATCAAACAAATAGGGATTCTGTTTGTTAACAACAATCACCTTCACATATGTATCTTTCAACGGAGTGAAATCGTATGACTTCCAAAACTCAAAATCTTGTTCACCGTCATCATAAGATAATTTATGAAACATACGATAAGGATTTTGTATAAACTCCAATTCACGAGTGTTCGTATCAAAGATATGAAATCCTCTTGGGTCATTATAATCAGCCCAAGTCATTTCACCAGGAGTACCAACATAATAGATATGCCCATCATTTGATTTATGATGAAAATGTCCTGTCAATACGATATCATACTTGTTTAATGGTTGTTTGTCAATACCCCCATGACAAACATTGCCACGATCCATTTCAAACCCATCAATCTCAAAATGCCCAAAACATATTTGATATGTGCTATTTTTTATTTGCGTAAAGATTTCTTCTTGATTCTCAGAGCAAAGCCAAGGTACAATATCGATTCCCACACCCCCAAATGATACCGAATCGAACTCATCATAGATTTTAATATTTTCATATTCTTGCAACAATAAAGAGGTTGAATTTACTTCAAGTGTATTCTTAAAGGCAACATCATGGTTGCCAAGTAATGTATGAAGTGTGATGTTGTTATCACGAAGCTTGTTAAAGAAGTATTTACGGCACAGATATAGTGAATTGAAATTAATAAACTTTCTGCGGTCAAACAAATCACCAAGTTGAAAAACCGTATCAATCTTGTTTTTGATTAGATACGGAAAAAATACATCATCATAAAACTTTTTATAATATTTGTGAAACTCTAATGAATCACCACGCATACCGAAATGCGTATCACCTAAAATACAAATTTTCATAGTTCTTTGGGAATATCTAAATCAGCTGGGTCAATAAAGTTATCAACACCTTTTATTTTAATTTTCTTTTTCTTCTCACGATTTTGTTCAAATGTTTCGATGAACTCAGAAATGTTATCATACAATTCAAACTGTTTCATGTTGCCTTCAGCATCTTCATACATTTCGCCTTCATCTAATATACCAAACTGTTGAGTTGCTTTATATTTAATGTATAATTGTTTCTTCTCTTTCATAATACGGCGAAGAAAAGCAAAGTAAATAATCTGTGTGAAGTATGCAAATGGATTCTTTGACTTATCAGGATCAAAATTACGGAAATACATCAAACAGTTTTCTATGCCGTCAGCAATCATTTCATCACGAAAAGAATATGAAATGAAGTTAGGCTTGCGTGATAGGTGTTCTGCAATCTTTAGAAAACATTCACCAATATAGTTTGGTATTCTAGGGTCTTCTTTGCCTTCTGTTTTGGCAATATCACAATTTAAACGGTATTCTGTTAGTGCTATAAGAAAGTCACCGTTGTTTACATAATGTTTTTTACTCATAATATTCTAATAATCCTAATTTTTTTCCATTTAATTCTGTTGTCACTCTATCATACAATTTAAGAACTCTTTTTTTGTATTCAAACCCTAAGAGTCCTGCTTTCTCAGCTTTATCATGTGGTGGTAATCTACCTACACTTGTATACTGTTCTGATGTTAAATCTATTATCTTTCCAGTTTTGTCTTGGACCCACCAATGATATATTTCTCCATCGAAACCTCGGTACATATCAAGATGTTTAGAGCCAAATATTTTATATAAACAACCTGCAACATTGTGGCAATGACCAAACATAACATTATCTTTATTTCTAGAAATCCATTTTCTAGGTAATAAATCTGTTGTGAGGTTTCGTTTAATTATATCCGTAACTCTTTGTAAATTTTCTTGATTGTATTCTAACATATAAATCATTATAACATAATTTCCAATAAAGTCACTACTCTTATGCTATTATTACCTATCTTTGCTCTTGACACATGTAACTTGTAGTGTTATCATTGCGGTGTTCCGTTTTCAATGTATAGTTTTCCGTTCTTTAACTACCTTTAATATTTCTTCCATATCCCAATCATCATCATCGTCCTCTTCTGTATCTTCCTCATCTAAATCTCCTTGAGATAAGGTCGTATCGATTTCATCACCTTGTTCTTTTAAAGTTTCTTCAGTCTCATTAGCTACATCATTATAATAATTTATAAGAGATTCTTTAGGAGAAATGACTGTTAATATATCTTGTGTATACAACGATGCAGTATTATTTTGTATCAATTCTACTGGCAACCAAGGTCCCATAATCATAACAGATTTACCAGTTGGTAGTCTCTTAAAGAATAATGTCATAGGGCGGTTTACTTCAACAACGCCAGACTCCTCATCAATACTATAATTTGCAATTATATCTTCTCCAGATTGAAGCCTGAGTATTTTTATATTATTCATTTTTGAGATTGATGTTATAGAATTTGTAATTGAATTTTTCGTCATCATATATTTTAACACGTTCTACAAAATGGTGCAAGGTATAATTGGTATATTTGCCTACTCTAAAATCATCTGAGATATCAAATAGAGTAGCTTCTTCTTTGTTGTCTCCCAATCTTAATCCTCTTCCTATAGATTGTAGATTACGAATACGAGACTTTGAAGGAGAAGCGAAAACAATATTGTGTAAGTTCCTAATGTTAATACCAGTAGAAAAGGTGCCATAAGAAGCCACAATAATTGCATCTTTTTCTTTTTCAGTAATTGCACGAACTGATTCCCGAATTTCAACATCGGTGCCACCAAAGACAAAGAATACATGCCTATTTTTTGCATGTTCTTTAATAAGTGCATGTAACTCCTTGCCGTGCTTTTCAACGAATTGAAATAACACAAGTGTATTACCTTTTAAAGACAGTACCAAGTTTTTGATAAACTCATTTCTTGGTTTGCTTTTAACTATATATTCGATTTCGGAATTGTAGTCCCAACTTCTAGCTTGTTTACAGATTGATTCATCATATTTTAGAATCAAACATTTAATTTTAAATGATGCAAGTTGTCCTTTGTCCATTAATTCAGCAGTAGATGTTGCTTTATAAACTGGACCAAATAAACCTTCTAATACAAGTTTATGTGTTTGTGTACCATCAAGTGTGCCTGTTGTACCAATACGATACTTTGCATT